CGTGTGGACGCAGGCAACGCCCAAGCCGGTGTTCCTCGACCCGAACTGGACCCGGGCGGTACCCATCTGGCCGGGCATGGGCTTCATCCGCACGGGCGGTGACCTGGTGACGCTGGCCGGTGCCAACTCCGTCCAGATGAACAGCGCCGTGATGAGCGGCGCGGGCGGCGCGATCGGTGCGGCCAACAACGGCTCGACCTACACCGCGGCGGCGCTGTCCATCTACGGCCTGGGCGCGCTGTACGTCGGCGGCGACGGCATCGACGAGCTGCTCTACGCGGGCATCAACGCCTTCGCGGTCTGGGTGATGGGCCCCGACGCCGAGTTCGAGATCCTCGCCCCCGCCTTCGACCCGACGTCCACCTGGACCGACCCGACCGACGGCGGCGGCGCTGCCCTGATCGGCGTGGCCACCCAGACCGGCGTCGGCACCGGCCTGCAGGCCGGCACGCTGCAGGGCCAGCTGGTGCCCTGGGTGTCCAGCACCTCGATCTCGGCCCCGATGGCCAGGCTGCTGAAGGTCAACTCCAGCACCAAGATCACGATCGGCGGGCTGTCGCCGTACGACGCCGCCCAGTACGGCATCAGCCGGAACTAGCCCATCCGAAACGGGTACGCAGGAAAGGACCACCCCATGACCGAGCTTGCCACCGTGGCCCCGGGCCAGCTGGCCCCGGCAGCGCCGCTCGGCGGCCTGCGGCCCCGCGTTGCCTCCCGCAAGAGCGACGACTACGTAGCGCAGATCGAGGCCCGCCGGGCCCGGAACGCGCCGCTCACGCGCGAGGCCAAGGTCCGCAAGATGGCGCTCATCCTGAGCGACGAGCTGCACGGCTTCCGCCGCCTCGGCGTCGGCATGGTCGGGCCGATCCAGCTGAAGCTGCGCTATCAGGGCATCGTCCGCAACGTCCTGGTCGAGGATCCGGTCACTCCTGGTACACCCGTTGAATACGACGTCTGGGACGACCTCGGCCAGGCCTACATCCTGAGCGGCACCGAGGGCGAAGTCCGCGTGACCCCGTTCGAGGGCAAGCGGATCCCGGTGCGGTTCTTCCGCATCGCGTCCCGCCCGGCGATCCGCAAGGAGGACCTGTTCTACCTCCGGATCAACGCGGTCGAGCAGGCCCAGGACGAGACCAAGCAGGCGATCCTGAAGCAGGAGGACGCCCGGCTCCTGGTCATCCTGCAGGCGGCGGTCACCGACTACGCGACCCGCCCGGACCACGTGGTCACCCCGAACCACAACATCACCGAGGCCTCGGGCTACCTCACCCCGGGCTCGCTCTACAGCGCGGTCGCGATGACCGACCTGCACGAGCTGCCCAGCGCCCGGCTGATGATCAACCCGTTCGACTTCCGCGACATGTACCGCTGGGACATCAACCAGACGGGCTGGGCCTTCAAGGACCGCGTGGTCGCCGGGGAGACCATCACCAGCTTCGGCGAGTTCCAGATCCAGCGCTCGATCATCGTCCCGCAGGCCAAGATCTTCCTCACCCCCGAGCCCAACTTCCTCGGCGTGTTCCCGGTGCTCTACAGCCTGGACGTCGAGGAGAACCACCTGGTCGAGGCGTTCTGGAAGGGCTGGGTCTTCGACGAGATGGTTGCCATGTCGATCCTCAACCCGCGAGGAATTGCCACGATCACCAAGTCCTGATGGCTACCTCTGCTGCTCAGGTCGAGGCGGTCTTCCGGTCCAAGCTCGGCGTCAAGGAGTCCCCGGCCGGGTCCAACCGCACTGAGTTCGGGGCCTGGTACGGCATGCAGGCCGTGCCCTGGTGCGCCATCTTCATCTCGTGGGGGTTCTACACCGCGTTCCGCGGGAACGGCGACACGAGCCCGCTGGAGGGCATCCGCACCCCGAAGGGCTTCGCCTACTGCGGGGACGTCATCGCCCACGCCAAGAAGCAGGGCCGGTTCCAGCCGGAGGCCAAGCGCGGCTACATCGTGGTGTACGACTTCCCCGGCAACGCCGACCGCTTCGATCACGTCGGCTGGGTCAGCTGGGTGGACCCGGCCGACCGCAAGCACTTCCGGGCCCTGGAGGGCAACACGGCCGCGTCCGCGTCCGGGTCCCAGTCCGACGGCGGGATGGTGGTGGAGAAGGACCGCCGCAACGACCAGGGCTACGTGCACGGCTTCTATGACGTGCCCTACACCGGGACCGGGGCCGCCCCGGCCGCCCCGGCCAAGCCGGGCGGGGCTGCCTGGCCGGGCCGGGTCATCACGCTGACTTCCCCGTTCACCCGCGGCAGCGATGTGGTGGCGGTGCAGGCCCGGCTGAACTACCGGCGCACCACGATGGGCGAGTCCTGGGTGAACCAGCTGGCCGCCGACGGGATCTACGGGCCCGCCTCGGCCGCCGCGGTGCGGGAGTACCAGAACCGGCACCGGCTGGACGTTGACGGCCAGGTCGGCCCCGTCACCTGGCAGAACCTGCACGCCTCAGCCGCGGTGAAGTAACCGCCGCGGGCCGGCCTAAGATCCGGCCATGGAGGATTACCCGTTTCTGTCCCGCGTCATCCGCCGGATGCAGCAGTCCGGCCTCCAGCCTATGGACAAGGATCACCCGGAGGGCATCTGCGGGGAGTCATGGTGGTTCGAGTTCCCCGACCGGGCCACCGCCGAGCAGTTTCGGCATGACCTGACCCTGTTCGCGCAGCAGTGGAAGCCGGAACCGTGACCGGGACGATGGCCGCGCTGATCGGGGAGCTGATCCGGGAGCACTCCATGACCCTGCATCACAAGGTGCTGTTCTGCGCGAAGGACGTGGCCGACGACCTGGCGGAGGCGATCGGGCCGCCGGTTAAGCCGAAGCCCTGGGAGGCCGACCTCACCTGGCTGATGGGCATCGACGTCGTGGTGACGCCGGACAGCGCGCCGGGCAGCTGGCGGCTGATCCGGCATGACCACTGCGAGGTCATCGACGTGGCCGGCCCGGACGGCGAGCCGGACTACGGGAAGTCGTACGTTTCCCACCAGGGCTGCACGATCCTGGCCGAGAGCCGGCCGGCCGCCTGACCTCGCGCGGCTCTGGCAGCTGCTGCTATCGTTCGGGTGCGTCCCGGAGCCCCGGCGTCCGCCGTGGGCCGTGAAACGACCCTTGATACCCCGGTAACCAGCCCGGTAGTAGGGCGTCCGGGACGCCTCCCTCATATCCGGCGGCGGAACTTCTTGCGCTTGATCCCGTGGATCGCCGGCAGCACGACGTGCTTGTGCACGCTGATGCCGGTGTTACCCATGTAGTCGGCCCGGTTCTTGCCCTTCGGCTTCCGGCTCCGGTACTTGGCCTTCAGGGGGATCTCGCGAGGCCGCCCGGCCCCGTCCATGACTCACCTCCTCTCCGCTGCTAAGCGGGACGGGGCGTCATGGCCGGACATGAGGCGTACCTCCTGATCTGCGGATCGCAGGGCGCGCGGGGCTTCGGACTCCCGCGCGGGGTTCGGTCGGGGCCATCATACCGTGCTATCTTCCTTGATATGAGGGACATCTACATCGTCATTGCCGACGATCGTCACTCCGACACCGAGGCCACGCCGTTCACCGATGAGCGCGAGGCGGTTGCCTTCGCGGAGCAGGAGGTCCGGGATGGCGCGCGGCATCCGGAGCTGATCGAGCCCGGGGACCGCGAGCTGACCGAGGGCATGGTGAAAAGCGGCTGGGTCTGGCGCTGCCGCTACGGCATCGAGGGCGACAGCGTGCGCGTGGTGCGCCGCGGGCTGCGCGGGACGGAGTAGCCCGGTTGGCCAGCCGCCGGTACAGCATCAGGGTCCAGGGCCGCCGGTTCTTCTTCCACTACCGGCCCGACACGCATACGTACCGGCTTACTGTCGATGACGTCCCGCACCAGGGCCCGGCCGATACGCTCGCCGCGGCGCGTGACCTGGTGCGGGAAATCGTCCGGGCCGCCCTGGAGGAGCAGCCATCCTGAAGAACGTGACCCGTCGTGACCGGTACAGCCCGGAGCTGTCGCCCCGCCAGCTGGAGGTCATGAAGCTGCTGGCCACCTGGATGACCTCGGCCGAGATCGCCGGGCAGCTGCACGTCAGCCAGAACACGGCCAAGTCTCACATCTACGCCATCTACCGCAAGCTGGGCGTGTCCTCCCGCCGCGAGGCGGTGGCCGCGGCTCGCGAGCTGGGCTATATTCCTTGATATGGAGCTGACCTGGATCAAGAGCAGCCTCAGCGAGGCCGGCAACAGCGTGGAGGTTGCGCACCTGGAGGGCGGCGGGATCGCGATGCGCAACGGCCAGCACCCTGAGGTCGAGCTGCACTTCACCCGCGATGAGTGGGACGCGTTCCGGGGCGGCGTGAACAAGGGGGAGTTCGATCACTTTGGCCGGTGACGGCAAGAAGCCCTTCGACCCGTACGGCGACCTGGAGCCCTACGACCCGGACGCCATCCTGGCCGACCCGGGCGCGCACCCGGTGCACGTGATGTACGCCCTGATCAACATCGGCATCCGGGACCGCGGCGAGGCCTGGGCCAAGTGCGCCTACTGCGGCGAGCCCTACATGCTGACCGAGGAATGGGGCGACGCGACCGTCTGCTCCCCGGCCCACCACGCCGCGTTCGCCGCCTCCATCGAGGAAGAGCTGGCTGCCGCGCCGGACCTGTTCAGCTTCCCGGACCTGGATGAGCTGGCCCGGCCCGGCGCGAACGAGCTGGCCGGGCCCGATGATGACCGGGAGGAGCGCTGATGGCCCGGGTCACCACGTCCTACTTTGCCCAGTACCTGCCCGCCGGGGCCGATGACGAGACCGGCTGGCGGGACCTGAGCGGCTGGGACGAGCCGGGGATGGCCTTCGCCCAGAACCGCCGTCACCAGGCCAGCTGGGATGCCCTGGCGGACCAGGATGGCCGCCCGCAGCGCTGGCAGGTCGTCAAGCGCCAGGTCAGCGATACCGTCCTGGCCCCGGAGAAGGCATGAACGCGGTCATCCGGGCGCTGGCGGTCACCCTGAGCGTGCTCCGGATTCTCCCGGCCTCGGCCTACATCACTTTTGCCGTCATCGGCGTGGCCTTCGTCCGCCTGGCCGGCCCGGCCTGGGTGCCGCTGACGTCGCTGCTGGACATGTCCCTTGTCCTGTACACCAGCTGGCGCGGCTTGCGCCGGTACCGGGCCCTGCACACCTGGACGAAGTGGGAGCCGTGATGCCGTGAAGTACGCCGTCGAGCTGTACTACGACGGGCCGGTGCTCACGGCCCGCGGCACGGTCATGGTCCCTGATGCTGCCAGCGAGGCCGATGCCGTGCGCGAGGCGATCGTCTACCTCGGCCTGCCCAAGGTCGGCGAGGTGAAGGCGGTGACCGCGTGAGCGACCGGGACGCGGCGGCGGCCGTCGAGCAGATCCGCCGGGCGGCCGGGATCCTGGCCAGCCCGACGCCGCACTACCCGCGGGACCTGTCCGCGGTCCTGGTCTCCTGGCTGGGCTCGGTGCTCAGCCGGTCCGACGCGGACAGCCCCGTGCCGGACCTGAATTACGCGCTGGAGGTCGCCCAGCTGGCGATCGGGCGGCACGAGGGCTTCCGGGATTCCTGAGGGTTTGCTTCTCCTAAGGTTTATTGATATGTTGGCTCCGAACCAGGACGCACTCAAGCAGACCTGGCGAGTCGCGCCACAGCGCAGAGGAGCTATCCCATGAGTACCCCGTTTTCCGATGACCGGAC